TAAACCCTGTTTATTCGCCCAAGCCACACCAAAATCTGTCTTAACAACAGCGGCGTGGAAGGGGGTACCCATATTTGTATGCTCACTCTCTAAAAACCATTGCGTATCAGAACCACCACCTATGTTGATTATATAAAGGGTCTTTTGTTTAAAAGCCAAGATACGGTCTGCAAAGGATTCTAGCTTAATAAAATCCTCACCATCATTTATACCTATCTCTATAAAATTAGTAACTGGGAATGTATCAAATTTATTTATCTCACTATACAATAACTTATCAGCTGAAAGCTCAGTCTGACCGTTTGCATTAATTGATTTTATATTGGCTATAAACTTTCTTCTGTTAGTGACAACGCTGGTTTTGTAACCCTCCCCAGCTACACCAACCGATGCTGTTGAAAGGTCTGAGGAATACCCGTTTAGGGAGGCATAAGTATCAGAGCTATTAACACCGACAGCTGCTCCACCAATAAGATAGGCAGCCTGACTATACATAGTACTCCATCCACCATAATCAGCCTCCAAACTGCTCCTACATCCATCAGTTAGAGATATGTCAATAAGCAGTTCCCACTCGCCTTTTAAAGTGCTATCCCTGCAATAGATTCTTCCACCAGTTACTCTATCCGCATATCCATGGGATGCAATAACCGTACAATCTAAATATTTACTTGCTGCTACGGCAATAGTACCCGTCATAGTAGTGGGTAACGATTCTTGATTTCCGTCATAAATGAATGTCTGGGCAAATTGATAGGTAGCTGCAGTAAACGAACCAGAGCTGGTTGGCACAACCTCCAGATTAAAACCTAACCCAGCGTCTGGGGCAATATAACCAGATACATCTGCGCCAACACCCCACGCCTCTGCAGAGTCCAAAATAAGAGTAGTAGTGTTTGTTCTCGATGCAATTCCTTGCACCTCACTACCATCCTCATTAATAGCTACGTATAAACCGCTATCAAATTGAGTATCATAGGTGGTGGCAAAAGTTGTTCCTCCAACGGTTAAAGTCGTACTGGGGCTTCCTGCGCTTGTAAACACTAAACTCTTCTCTTTAGTCAAGACAGCGGCAGCTATTCCAGTACCAGCAGTCCCATTAAAGGGTGGCAGAGGAGGTGCACTATCTGTTTTCCAACCTGTTACATTTTGTACACTACCGCCACCAACGTTTAATTGTGTACCGCTTGAATCTAACCAAAGTTTTTTACTGATATAACCATACCATTTTACCGCGTTCCCAGCCCCAAAATTGGTATCACATACTCTCACAGCGCCATCTGCTATATCGTATATGACCGCACCGCCAGTGGTGGAACCTAGGTCTATTGAATCTGCAGCCCAAGAGCCACCAGCATCATAGATGTCTATTCTAGTGTCCGATGTGGCGTCAGTATCCGCTAAAAATGTTCTTACCGTTGCAGCATTAGTTCCGCCAGCATTATAATCAAAAGTCCCTTGGAATAATCCATAGCCAGCAACTGAAGCATCAATACTGGGTGCCGCATAATCACTGGTATTATCGGTTATTTTTCCACAAGACTGTATCTGCCCAAACTCATCTACAATAGCATTCTTAATGTCAGCGAGCTCATTGTCTTTAATCGAGCGAGCATTGGTCTTGGTATTTAAACCACCGTCAAACCTAGTATATGTTTTAAATTGCTTAGGCATTTATTTCTTTACCTTAATCGGCGTAACAGCCACAGTAATATCCGTACTTTTATTATACTTGCCATTAGGAAACTTGATTTTATTATTCCCTTTATTGTACGACGCATTCTTTAATTTCATATTAACCATTTTTTAGCAGCATCAACAAAGTGTTCCGGATTGCCAGCTCCACCCTCAGTGTTATAATATTTTTTCCAATAATCTGCCTTACCTTCTATTGTATTAGGTACTGACTTTGGTACTCTCCAGTACTTTAAACGACAATGTACAATACCAGCAGCTATATTCTTTTCAAGTATATCACCCCAAATATCCTCATCATACACTTGCCAATACTTACTATCCACACGACTGGCCTCCGCACAGCTTACTATCAATGACTTTCTATGCTTAAGATAGTGTACAAGGTTATCTACACAAGTCGCTGGCTCTACTTGCCAGAACGAGCAAGCAGGCCCATTTCCAAGCTGTCTTAGATATTCATATCTTGATTCAACTATCCCAGTAATCAAAACAAGTTCGACTGCATCTTTAGATGCAAACTTTTTACCCATAGCCATGCAGGTACGCTCTATCAATGACTTTATTTGTTTTATACTAACCATAAAAACCTTTCATGTTAGGCATCGGGTTTAAGAATCAGTTACATTCTTTTTAAATTCGGCGAACCAAATATCATCCAACTTATTCTTACTTGATTTAACAAGTTTTTCAACGAATTGAATCGCAACCTTTTTTAAGACCGCTTCGCTAATTACAGTTTTAAGCCCTGTAACAACGAGTCCTCTTACAAATGGTATATACAATCCACCACCTATTACAGCTAGTGTCCCTACAATACTTACCCAATGACTCTGAATCCATTCCATTATGCGTCTCCTTTATATAACCATCCAATTAATGAACCGAATACGAGAGCTACAAATGAACCCACACTCTGTATACTTGATACAGAAGATTCCAATGAGCGAACCCTGCCATTCTGTTCCTTTACTAAAACTTTAATGTCATCTACCGTTTCTTTAATATGAGCTATCTCGCCTGATTGTTTAGCACTCATAACAGTCAATTCCTCTAGTCTAGATTGAGTATCTGTTCTCCAGCTATCTACCTGATTCTTATTCATTTTGAGTTTATCCTGCCCTTTAAGTATGCTAAATCATCCGTAACATCATTTAATTCCTTAACAATATCTTCTCTATGCCTTTGAGAGATTTCATCTGAACGATTCCATCTATCTAACATCTTTAAAATTATACCCTCCACATTAACCATCTTAGTCTCAGCTTTAACGATTGATTGTCTAATATTATCTAAATCTTCATTCTGTAATTTCTGACTCTTAATCAAATTGATTATCATCATCGCGAATAAAACTACTATTATTCCAACAGCACCATATTCTGCATACAGACCGAAAACTTTAGAGTCAATCATCTAGTACTTTCTTAGTTGCTCGTAATCCAATTACGACTAATGCTCCCATTGCTACCGCTAGAAACATATCCTCCCGGATACTAAAAGCAATTATAATAGATTCAATCATCATAGCCGAGACTATGGCTTTATCTATTAAACTGCTAGTCTGAGTCTTCGCTAGTTGATGCTTCATCAATAGAAGCCTTCAACGCATCAACGAACGCCTGTCTTCCAAATTGCAATTGCTGAAGATTGAACGTAGCTGAATCAATCTTCCTATTCAAATCTGATAGATGTTGTACCATCAGCTTTTGATTATCGTCCAATTCATCAACGGAATACGTATCTCCGTCGATATCGAGAAAAGGCTCTTTTTCTTTTTTATTTTGTTTTTTTGCCATTTCATTTCCTTGTTGTTATTGTTTATCGTTTCTTCAATCCTAATTTTTGCATTAAACTTTTATTTTCTTCTTCTAGCTCAACATTGTGATGCTCTAATTCTTCTAAATGCTGCTTTTCCATATCATGCATTTTAGAAGTTAACACCACCAATTCTTCATGCATATCTCCTATACTTCTATCCATACTTGCAAACTTCATTTGTATCTGATAGTATGCTGCTATCATCATGGAAATTCCAATCATAGCCTTTATTAAGAAAGCTATTGATATGTGTACCTGACTGTCAGAACTAATCCCCTTCGACATCCTGAACCTCTGGTACTGGTATTCCTAATTTCTTTTCCCATTTATTAATAGTTGGCTCAAGCGTTCCTCTTGCATCCGCAATTACAATCACAATCGCAACTACACAATGTAGATAAAAGCTTATCATCGTGAGTACCAATTAATCGCCTTTTCAACATCGTCTGCCCTTAACTCTAAGTTCCCATCAAAATCTGCTTTCCACATCTTTACTTTCTTGCCGTCTTTGAATAAAACTACGCTTGGAAAATTTCTTAATCTTAATTTTCTAACAACTTGAGGAACTTTTTTTGAAGGTAAAATCATCATTTGTGTTCCCATGTGTGCCGAATCCCCCTTCACAATAAACTTTCCTTTATAAAAATTCTGTTTATTATCATCTGACCATTCAGAAGTAAATCTTACTAAGTGCATCCCTTTGTAGATTGCTCCGTAAAAATTGTCATCGTTTACTTCTTGCTGCACTGGTTGTCCAAATGCCAATGATAATAATAGTAACCACCTCATTGGACTTGAATCCTTAGTTCAACGATTTTACGCTCTATATTGTCGATTTCTTCCTGTATCTTTTCAAAAAGTTCATACAATTCATCCATGTCATCTTGAAGATTGCCCACCTGCTGTTTATACTGTTCGTAACTTGGTGACCAATTATAACCCTCAGGTTTACTTGGGTACTCCTCTGAGTAAATGGACATGGGTACTGGTAATTCTTTTGCTTCTTGTATGTCTGCCTGTAAGGCAAACCACATTCCAATTAAAGATGCTAAGCCAGTACCAGCAGCTATCATCGTCTGCAGAGATAAGGTAAATTTTGAACCTAATATTTTTTCTTCGCTTATTTCTTTAGCCATTAGTTAATATCCTATCTTAAACACAAAGGCAATAGCCGTCCATATTCCAAATACGACTAAAAACCTCGCATATAGATTTCCAAGCTTTTGATTCAATTTTTCTTCCTATCATTTACTTCTATTGTTCTACCATGATTCTCGCCCTGCTCAATTCCTCTGCCTGTGTTACCACGATTACCGCCTCTGTTCTCGCCACCATTACTGGTATTAGCTCTTGAGCCACTATTGTTTCCTTGACTGTAAGGATTGTAATGATATACACCACTCCTGTAAAACAATGGTCTAAAGTGATAATCATATCCAATAGGATAGCCATTAACAGAGTGATTGATTTTAACTGGTGGTTTACCGTTGGCAAATTCCATTACAGCGAGACCTGCCACAAATCCTAAAAAGAAATATGCTATTGCTTTATGCATTGCGTAGTATTGTACTCACTTTAAGCAGCTTCAATTTTTTCAACTAATTCTGATTTACTATTCGCTGCTATTGCATTTCCATCTTCATCTAAATTAGTACCATCTTCATAGTCAACACTATTATCATCGCAATACTTCTGTAATTGTGCAAGTTCCCAATCTGTAGATGGGTCACCACTTGGGTATTTGTGCTGATGTAAAAACCAATCTGCTTTTACTTCATCTGTCCATAAAGTCGAGGCCATTCCCTGAATATCCGAATTTTCACCGGATACATCCATATCTGGCGTTAAAGACCGCCGATGATATTTAGATGAGATTTCATTCCCATCTTCCATGATAGCCGTTTTTGCCCGTTCCTGAATGATTTTATATTCACTTCTTATTTCATAATCGTAAGTGATTTTCTTTTCTAAAGCCATTTTTGACTCCTTATTGTTATTTGTTCCATTTAAT